AAAGTCAACAATTAGTGATTTGACAGGATCATAATTTAAAGAATTTACATCTACTGCATTGGCATGAGTCTTTGGTGCCAATCCGCTATCGATTACTGTTCCGCTGTCTGTTAAATATTGTGATGAAGCAAAATTAGCTGTAAATCCAGGAATTATACTTGGTGGTTCACCAACAGTTCCATAGTTAGTCATCCCAGAATAAGAATAGCCAGCAGTTAAAAAGTCAACAATTAGTGAATTAATACCAGTATAGTATATAGATTCTACAGGCACTGCATCGACATGAGTCTTTGGTGCCAATCCACTATTAATTACTGTTCCACTGTCTGTTAAATATTGTGATGAAGCAAAATTAGCTGTAAATCCAGGAATTATACTTGGTCCTCCTAATGAATAATTATGTGCAGCTGAATATGAGTAACCAGCAGACATAAAATCTACAACACCTAAAGTTGAATTTATATTATTCGAAAGATAAACTGGATAATCTGTTGATCCATCTGGTATTAACTGAGAATTTTCTAATTGATTTTGATTTAATGTAAATCCTAATATTGGTGAATCAAAAAAATTAACAGCATCACCTATTTCTCCAAATGCATCTAACATAGCCTGAGTATGTGATAGAGGGTGAGGAGGTTGTGATGGAGTTTCAGCAGACAATCCTCCATGAATGCCACCAACACTTGGAACATAATTTGTTGGATAATTATCAATAAACCCCGTTTGTGGTTGAATTTCAGAAAATATACTATTTAAATTCTCCAATCCCATTTTGCTATCCTTATACTACTTTCATTCCCTTTCTATATACCAACCCTGCATGACCAAAATAACCGTCCATATTTGATATAAGCTTATCTAATTTCTCATTTAAAGTTTGTCCATTTGTAGGCTTACCAATTCCACTTCCAATGTCTTTTAACTTATTTTTCATTTCAAAATCATGTTTGCCTTCTACCTGTTCACTGCTTGCTCCGCTCCTTTCTTCTTTATTCTTTTCAGATATTTGCGCAGTTTCTATTTGTGCTGCTACAAATTCTTCTCTCACTCCTTTAATATTCACATTAGTAGGTGTAACATTGACTGCAAGATTATCTTGAACTCTAAACTCAGAAGATTTTGGAATTTCAAGCTTTGGTATTTCTTGAATTCCAAGTTTTGATATTAATGAAATCAATTTATATAGCGAGCCAGGAATTTCAAGCTTTGGTATTTCTTGAATTCCAAGTTTTGATATTTCAGGAATTTCAAGCTTTGGTATTTCTTGAATTCCAAATTTTGATATTTCAGGAATTTCAAGCTTTGGTATTTCAGGAATTTCAAGCTTTGATATTTCAGGAATTTCAAGCTTTGGTATTTCAGGAATTTCAAGCTTTGGTATTTCTTGAATTCCAAGTTTTGATATTTCAGGAATTTCAAGCTTTGGTATTTCTTGAATTCCAAATTTTGATATTTCAGGAATTTCAAGCTTTGGTATTTCAGGAATTTCAAGCTTTGGTATTTCTTGAATTCCAAATTTTGATATTTCAGGAATTTCAAGCTTTGATATTTCAGGAATTTCAAGCTTTGATATTTCAGGAATTTCAAGCTTTGGTATTTCTTGAATTCCAAGTTTTGGTATTTCAGGAATTCCAAGTTTTGATATTTCAGGAATTTCAAGCTTTGGTATTTCAGGAATTTCAAGTTCAAAAGTTTCTTGGATTCCAAATTTTGATATTTCAGGAAGAGGTTCTTTAAAACCTATTACTGTATCTTGTGCATCAAATTTTTGAGGTTTTTCTCCTGGACGCCATATATAATCATTTAAAGTGCCTGCAGCAAGATATGCAGAACCACCACCAAAAACTGCACCAACAGCAGCTCCCGGAGCGCCGCCTATTGAAGCACCAATTGCTGCACCTTTTAAAGCTCCCATAATTGTCAGAATAGTTTGTGCATTATCCACCACCCATTTCATAGCATTACCAATATTTGCAGCAATATCTTTGATTTTCTCTAAAAGTTTAATAAGATCTGGCCCGCCTTCTTCAGTTGTGCTAAACATTTCACCAAACCATTCAACTATTGAAATAAGTCCATCACCAATTCCCTCAACTATACCCTTCATAGCATCTAATCCACCTCGATTCTCCAACCAATCCTTAAACTTTCCAACTGCCATTTCAATAGCAGGTCCAACATGCTGAATTAAAGTTGCACCAAGTGATTTTATCAAAGCTAACGATCTAGTTAAATTTGACATAGCGTCTTTGCCAATCAAATCAACAAAGTTTTCTTGTTTAGCTAGTTCTCCTTGTTTATCTACTAATTTGCTCATTACCGCAACATCAACACCTAGAGCTTTTGCCATTGCTTTGCGCTGATAGTAATGTAAATTATTCCATTCTGCTTGACCACCTAACTGATTCAAAACTTCATCCATCATTTTGCTTAAACTACCAGTTAAAGCAAACTCGCGAGCTTTCTGTAAATTAATTTGTCTACCAATCATCAAAGATGCTTCCATTTCTGCTGCTAACGAAGATTGAAAATCTAATAATCCTTCAGCAATACCTGAAACATCAGACAGTCCTAGTCCTAATTTTTTAGCTTGAATAGCAGCTTCTCCAATATTGATACCACCTTTATGAGCAAATTTAGCATATACTTCCGCATTTTCAGCAATATCCTTCATAACGGCTTGAGGAGCAACATCATTTGCTACTGCCAATTGATATGTTGCTTCAGCAAATAATTCTGCTTGTTTATAAGACAATCTTCCAATTGACATCAAAGTACCATACAATCTTGCACCTTCATCGGCTGATAATCCCATTGCTACTGATGAATCCAAAATAGCATTTGCCAAATCTGCACTTTTTTCAAACGAGATTCCAAATTCAGACGATAGTGTATTAATAATTGGTATAAGATCTTCCATAGATTTACCAATTCCAATCGCTTCAACATGTCCCTCGCCTAAGGTTGTCTTCAATTTTTCAGATCTTAATCCTGCTACACCAAAACTAGCACCTATTTTATCAATATGTTCAGCAAATCCAAGTGCAAGTTTTTTTAATGTGCTCCATATTTTTTTTGCCAATGCTGCAATACTCATAAAAGCAACAATTTTTTTCCACTGTTCTTTTAAGAATCCTGTAATCTCTTCCGCCTTTTTCGTAATATTCAAATACTTTTTTCCTGCTTTTGCTGTTGCATTTGTTTCTCTTGCAATATCTGCCGCATCTTTTGCAGCTTGGGCTTGAGATTCATGACCAATTGATTCGTAGTATGCTGCCTCTTTATCTAAATCTCTTATCTGTGCTCGAGTTTTTCTAATTATTATACCATAACCTTGTTGATCAACCATCCCCGAAGTCATTGAATTCATATCATTTACCATATCTGAAATCATTTCTTTTCGTGCATCGTCTGACTGATTCAATGCCTTACTTGTTGAAAGTATACCTTGTATACTCGACAAGCCTTTCTGTTGGTGTTCAATGTAAGTTTTTCCATAATTAAGATCTAGCTTTTTGATGCCAAGAATTTTTCTATTTAACATAAATGTATCTTTTGATGAATAAGTCTGTTTTTGAAGACTTTTACTGATCTTCTTTCCTATAGATTCTGTTTCTTTTTGCAGATCTACATTTAGTTTTTCTTTTTCTACTTTTTCTTTTTTAGATTTTACTTCATCTCCCTCAGCAGCGGCTTTCCGTTCAGCAGCAGCTGTCCCATCTTCAATAGATTCTGTTTCTTCTTTAGTAAATTCTACTGTCTCTTTTTTAAATTTAGCTTCCTGTTTAGTTGACTCTGCTATCTCTTTTTTAGATTTAGCTTCCTGTTTAGTTGACTCTGCTATCTCTTTTTTAGATTTAGCTTCTTGTTCAGCTGAGATTGATGTCTCTTTTGCTGACTTTGCTATCTTTTTTGCTGAGCTTTCTGTCTCTTTTGCTGACTTTGCTATCTTTTTTGCTGAGCTTTCTGTCTCTTTTTTAGATTTAGCTTCTTGTTCAGCTGCAGACGCAGCTTTTTTTGGATCTATTGCCATTTTTTTATTATTCTTCCCAAGATTTTATTATGTCGTCAATATTAAAACCATGTTTCTTTTCCATTTCTCTATGCAATTCATTTCCTTTTTCTATCTCTCTATAAAAGCTCCTTAAAGCTTTTCTGAATCCTTTATTTTTCATTAATTTCTTTTCTTCTTTACTCAATTCTTGCCAGCCTCTTCCACCTAATAAATTAAAAAATTTTGTTAAGACTCCTTCAGATATAATATTATTTACATTCATATATGACTTCTTTTTTTTCATGAGATTCTCCTTGGAAATGATGAACAATTACAAATATAAATATCAGGGCGGATAAAAATCTTAAAAATTATCTTTTTGGAATATTAGATCGAGAAATGTTTTTTGATTTTCTTTGAAGCTTTTTAAGATCTTTTTGTTCTTCTTTTTTTGCTTTAATTAATTCGCCTGTATAAAAATTGCGGAGATATACAGGCATATCATAGACATCGGAGAATGTAAACCCCTGTCCATAATATATTAAAGAAAAAATATTTGAATGAAGTATAGACTTATCAGACGGCTGTAGGCCAAAAAAACTGGATGGTTAAGGGTATGTCTACCTCAACCATTTCACCTCCCGTATCAACTTCTTGAATTAATTCAATGTCTGGAGAAATTCTAACTATTTCTTGTCTTAATGCTAGAGAATCTCTTGATAACATATTATTAACAAAATTGTTAATAACGGCTCGGTCTTTTTCACCATTTACAGCAGTGATAATGTGTCTTAATCTAGTTGTTATTTCAGTTGTTGTACCAAATTTTTGACTTGCTTTGAGTTCTCTATCAACTTTCTGCTCATCTTCTCCAGTCAATAACTTAAAATTTATCTTAATTGCTGAAACTGGTAATTCAAACTCAAAATCATTATCGGAATAATCAACGTCATCTGGAAGTTCTTTGAATGGACAATCTGCCAAATTAAATGTGTGATTTATTTTTTCATCAGTAATTGGATCTGCTATTTCAACTGTATATTCTGGTCCATATGCTAAAATTCTAGCTGCAACCATAATAGCATTTTTATCACCAAGAATTAAATCATCAACATCTATATCTTTACTGACAATGAGAGATTTCAAAAGTTTTTCAATTACAACACCTTTTTTGATAAGATTTTGCGATGTTAAAATATCTTCTTCTTTAGCAGTCATATATTTAATTTCAATATTTCCTGAATGAAGAGGACTATCTTTAGAATAAACTTGCCCTTTACTTGGTAAATCAATTACTTCACTCGGAAATTTCTGCTCTTCACTTTTCTTAGCATCAGCCATTTGTTTTCTCCAATATGATTGTTTTTTGGTATAAAATTATTTTAATAATTAAAACCTCTAAAATTCTTTTCAAAATATACATTCATATATAAATATATATTTAATTGAAAAATCAATAATAAAAAAACCTATAAGAAAATTATATCTTGTTTGCGCTTTTTTACAAAAAATTATAATTTAGAACTGAAGGATCGCGTAATCATATCTCAGAGTTACTGATATCTCAACTGGATCTGAAGAATCAAAAGATAAATCACCAAAATTAGTTGCCTGAACCCAAGCTCCTTTTAATGTCCACTCTTCAACAATATCTCCAACTGGTCCTAAAACATTAATTGTTACATCTTTCTTATAAAAATCTGAGTAGCCATCTCTACCAGTTACTGATTCATGAGATAATCTAACCCATTCCATGACTGCCTGTGCCGCCGATGGTACAATTGGATCATATAGAGTTGTTTCTATTGTTTCCCAAGTTGCTTTCCCTTTTAAATATCTTTTGACATTCATATGTTCCATTGTTACCTCTTCAAAAGTTAGATTTGGTCTATTAGTTGCTTTGATAAGATATGCGGGAATTCCATCAATTTGCATAATATACCTATTTTTGAGTTTAGGTTCAAAGGGGGTAAACATAATATCATTTGCATCAACTAGCTCAGCCATTTATTCTCTCCAAATAATTGTTTGTTTTTAAAATATAATTTTTCATTTCATATATAAATATAACAAAAAATTAAAACGCGCATTAAATTTTTAATACAAAGAAAGACTATCATAAAAAAATGACAGCCTTTCTTATTATTTTTTACTTATTTTTTTTATTCAACTATTCAGGAAAAGTAGCTCCTGTAGGTTGTACAGTAAAATCTAACACGATAAATTCTGCTGTTCTAGTTGGTTGTAGAAATATCTGTCCATAGAGTATATTTCTATCTACTAAATCAGGAGGATTATTTGATTCGTCCATCACAACTCTAAATGCATTTAATCCTGAGTTTGACTGCACTTGCTCTAAATAAGGATTCACAATACTCAAGAATCTTTTTCTAGTAGCATTAGTATTTTGTTCAAATACTAGATATCTTGACGAACTAGCAATAAACTTCTTAACTTTTATTAACAGCCGCCTCACATTAATTCTATCTAAAGCCGAAGCTTTTTTCTGCAATGTCTTTTGACCCCAAACAGTTACACCTTGACCTGGAAATGTCGCAATTGGATTGACATTAGATTCATACAGTGTATCACGATTTGAATGTGTCAGTTTGCGCTCTGCTTGAATAGCCATATCAATTCCACCTCGGTTTAATCCAGCTGGAGCAAACCACGGATGGGCTACTCTATCATTAAATGCATAAACACCACCCATTACAACTGAAGGTGGAATCCAAACATTTTTACCCAAATCCGAATCTGGATATTGAATCCAAGGATAATACATTGCACCGTAGCTTGAATCTCTTGATTCTGCCTCTGATGTTGCTGTCCCTATGCTAGATGCATAAAGTGTTGGATCAGCAATAAAAAAACAATCACCACGATTTTCACACATGTCAATTGCTTTTGTTACTAGACTTCCACCACCTGTTCCACCTGCATCAGTAACTCCAGGCATTAAAAGTAAATTGATATCATATTCATCTTGATTACTTAAAAGATTAATTGCATCTTCATAAGCAGTCTTACCTTGATTAGCAGCACTTAAATTAAATCCCTGACAGTTTGTATCAGTAATAGAATTCCAAAAATTATATGCAGCAGTTTGAGATCCTACTTCATTTCCTAATGCATCAAATCCTGCATATCCAACTGATCCACCAGTAAACGAACCACTATTTAATCCTGGCAACGATCCTGTACCGTTAGCATCGCTAATATTACCATTTTCATCAATATAATCTACTGTATTAGCATTAACTTCGGCTCTAACAAATTTAGATTTATTTGGATATGAACCACTTAATTGTAAATATGGTGATGTAGTTCCACCATCTCTTACAGTCCATTTCTGATCACCAATTACTTTTGAAATATAATTACTAGTATTAGGATCTAATGATAAATTATTCCACGATTCCAATGTTTGTTTTCTTTTATTACTATCATCACCCCGTCTAATTAAAAGAGTAAATGTTCCTTTTTTTGGATTCTGACTTGAAATTTCCCATCTTAAATTATCTTTTGATCCAGAATTAGTTAAAACATTGTTTGTTCCAAGGCCACCACCCTCATATCCACCTGTTCCTGCTGTGCTATTCATCGTTGCACCATCAGCTAATGTATATAATGTAAATGATGCCATAGAAGCTGAATAGCCAGTAGCGGAAGTAGATCCTGAAGAATATGTTCCATCATATTGTCCCTTTGGAACAATCGAACTTGCTGGGCCATAACTACCATCAAGAATCCTAACAACAGTTAATTTTGATCCATGTTTTAAATATTCTTTAGCAGTATAAGAAGTTAAATATTGATAATATGAACTACCACTTTTAAATGTATCGCCAAATTTCATTTGAAATTCAGAATATGAATTTACAACCATTGGAATTCCCGCTGGACCTTTGACAGTTGGTCCAATTAATGCGGCACCAATATCACCAATAGCTGCAGGTAGATGTGATTTATCTATCTCGTTTGTAAATACCCCTGGGGATATTATTTTTTCACTTGATGGCATTTTATTTCTCCATAATTATTAACTTTAATTTTTATGAGTATGTATACATTACAATACTCCCATTCATATATAAATATACAAACTTTTTTCTAAAGTTAATTTTTATGAAGTTTGAACTTCTTTATTTGGTGTAAAAACACCAGAAGCGGGATCTAATACACCGTCACCATATCTTTCATTAATTTCCTGAATGAATTCTCGCTCATCTTCTTGAACAGCACTGAATTGTGATCTAAGATCTTCTTTAAAAGCATCCAAATTATCAATCTGTACATCCAATCTCATTCCTGTGATGTCAGCTTGACCAAAACCCATTTGAATGTCGAGATATTTCTGCTGAAACTCTTTAATTTTTTCAAGCTCTTCTTCAGTAAATTTGATTTCGTCTGTTTTTCCTTTAGGCATTTGAAACCTCCATTGTTATTTTATTATTAAAAACCCATATATAAATATATATTAGTTAGTTTTAAATTACGTTTATTTTTTTACTTGATGATCTGTTGCATTGCCCTCAAAACCAAATGTAACTTTAGCTGGAGACATAACTTTGGTCATCTCCGCTGTTTTTCCAAAAATATTATCAGTAAATTCAGGAATCATATATGCCTTAATTGAAAGAGATAATTCATTTTTAA